ATAAATCGAAGTTGTCCGGGCAACTATTTAAAAAATATGAAGATTGAACTAGAGCAATTAAAAAAAGAAGGCATTACTCTTAATGTCGAATTAGTAGGTCTTAAAAACCTCAAGATCAATCAATGTTGGAGATTGGAATTTGATGTACCTTCAACAGAACCAGACCTCCCTAAACTCATGGAAAAACTCAACAAGCCTTTAGCAATGGGTTTAATAGATCATGAGTGATAAACAAACCGAAAACAGACGATCAGATGGTAAGTTTGCAAAAGGTAATACTTTAGGTAATAGATTTAAAAAAGGTGAATCTGGAAACCCAAATGGAAGAAGAGGAGCTTTAGCTGATATTATAAAAAGAGTATGGGATGAGGAAGATGAATCTGGTCTTACACAAAAAGAGAAGATGGTTCGCAGAGTATTGAGCATGGCCATGAATGGATCAATGAATGCAGTTACTTATTTATCAGATAGAGCAGAAGGTAAAGCCAAAGAAACAAAAGAAATATCACATAAGACCGAACCAATACAAATACTAAGCATTGATTAATGGCAACCTTATCAGCATCAGTAAAGAAAAGATTGACAGCATTAGCAAGGAAAAATAAAATAAGACCTACATCATTATTTAAAGTATATCGTAGAGGATTAGGTGCAGCGGTAGGATCTGGAACAAGACCGGGACAAACACCATCAAGCTGGGCAAGTGCAAGAGTAAATTCATTTATTAAGATTGCTAAAGGTAGGAAATCAATTAAACATGATCCAGACCTAGCAAGGATGGAAAGAAAGAGAAGAAGATGAAAGTTAAAGGTGTAGAGATAGGTGGATTAAATAAAAGACAGATGTCAGCTATGGCTAGACATTCAAGACATCATAGCGTAAAACATTTAAAAGCTATGGTTTCTGCGATGAAGAAAGGAAAATCATTTACAGAGTCTCACAGGATAGCCATGAGTAAAGTAGGATCATGAAAATTCGCAAAGTAGCAAAAGATAAAACATATAAGAGCGTACCAAAGAAGTATCTTTCTGGCGTTAAAGGGAGCAAACGTTCAACAAGAGGGAGAGATTTGGCAAAGATGCAAAGGTTATATAAAGCTGGTAAAAAAGTTCCTAAAAGTTTGATGCAAAGAGTATTTGGTTAATTGGAAAATAGATCAAATAAGAAGAGAGATCGTTCAGCATTCAGCCTCAAGAAAAGTTTTGGTGGCTGGAAGAAGGTTCGGGAAGTCTCATCTATCATTGATATGGTTACTATCAAGAAAGATAGAGGAAGGAGAGAGAAGGTGGATCATTACACCAACATACAGGCAAGGCAAATCAACAACATGGAAGCTAATGCGACAAGTGTTTAGAGATTACAAGTGCCAGATCAATGAATCTGAATTGGCTGTTAAGTTACCGAATGATGCGGAGGTAGCTATCAAAGGAGCAGAGCAAGAGAATAACCTTCGTGGTGCTGGTCTTAATATGGTAGTGATGGAAGAGTATTCATATATAAAGCCTCATGTTTGGGATGAAATAGTTTATCCTATGCTTACAACAACGAATGGAGATGCCTTCTTTATTGGTACGCCTAATGGATACGATCACTTATACGATGCTTACCTTAGAGGGCAAGGCAAGGATGAGGATTGGAAGTCATGGCAATATACTACTGTAGATGGTGGGTATGTACCAGAAGAAGAGATTAAGAAAGCTAAATCAATGATGGATGAAAGAGCTTTTAAGACAGAGTTCTTAGCATCATTTGAAACAACAGGAAACAGGGCAGCTTATAACTTTGATCGCAATACCCATGTAAAGAAAGCAAGTCAACTATCTAGAAACTTATTCTGGGGAATGGACATGAATGTTGATTGGATGAGTTCGGTATTAGCTTGTGAATATACAGATGGAACAATACACTATTTTGATGAAATAAGATTGACAAATAGCAATACTGAAGAGATGGCTAGAGAGATGAAGAAGATAGCACCGAATGCTCCTGTCTACCCGGATGCAGCCGGATCAGCTAGATCAACAACAAGTCATAGATCAGATCATCAGATATTAAAAGATCATGGTTTTCATGTTATATCAAAGAAAGCAAATCCTCCGATTATAGATAGATTAAATGCTTTAAATCGCCTGTTAAGAGACGCCAATGGTAAAATCAGAATGACAGTTGATCCGAAGTGTACATATTTAATAAAAGATTTAGAACAAGTGCAAAGATCAAGAGATGGAAAAATAGATAAGAGTGATATAGCTCTTACTCATATGTTTGATGCTTGTTCGTATTACATTAGTTATAGACATTCAATAATTAACAGAAAGCCTATTAGTGTAGAATGGTAGAGTTTATATGCGGTGTATTGTTGGGAGCGTTGGGAGCGATATTTTCACTTCATGTATATGGAGTAAGGTTACAGGATAAACAGATGAAGAAAAATCGTGAGTTATTATGGTATGTATCAAGTCTTAAAGATAAGGTGGTTAACTGATGCAGTATTATGATATGATAACAATCCCGGACATGGGAAGTAAAGCAGTATTTGAAAGCATTAAGAATGCAGAAGATATTGTATTGAAAGAAGATTATAAGCGTAGGCAAATGGGATTAGATTTCTATTATAATAGAGATATTGAGGATTATGTGAAGGATTACTTTCCGGGGACCTCATTAAGTCAGATACCTCCATTACCATTAGGGAAGATTGTTTCTCGCTTTGCTAGAGCTAGAATGATGTTATACAAAGCACCAGCTAAAAGATTTGTAGGTGGTGAACTAGCAGAAGAATATCTATCCTATACACACCATCTTAATTCATCATCTAGGATAGCATCAGAGTTAGCATGGTTATTAGGTACAATCCATATCAAATCAGTTTGGAATGATAGAAAGAAAAAGATTGAATACCATATACTCCCTAATGTTAGAGAATATTATTATGAGGGTGAACTAGAGCCTTATGGTTATTCGTATGAACGTGGTAAGAATGTTAGAGGTGATCGAGAGTTTGTATTCTGGTCCGAAGCTAGAGATGGTGAACCGGGAATGCATTTCCTATATGATATTAATGGTCGTATCTATCCAATACCGGGCAATTTAGAGATGTTAAATCCCTACCTTCTCAACCCTATCTCAAGGATTATGTTTCCCTATGATGCTATGGATGTTTCTATGGCCTCACTCCATGCCTCAATAGCATTTACTGAAGTTATGTTGGCTACTAGGTATCAGATGGGATCACCTGTTATTACAGGGATAGATCAAGAAGTTCCTAATCTAAAATGGGGAGTAGATCGTTTAATTTCTCTCCCAAGTGATAGTTCCATGTCCTTCGTTGCACCTCCTTCTAATATTAACTCTATGATTTCTGGAGTAAAAGAATTATTAAATGTAACAGGGCAAAATCATGCCTTATCAATACGATGGGGAGAGCAAGGCCAGATTCCAAGTGGTCAAGCATTAAAGATTCTTAACATGGAAAACCTAGAAAGCAGAGAATCAGATATTCCTATGTTCCAAGATTTTGAAGAAGAAAGATATGCTATTGATCGAAAGTTGATCGAAGTGCATACAGGAAGAGTCTTAGATGAATCCTTTGCAGTTGATTTCTCTGAATCAAATTACCCAGAAGAATGGAATGTAGAAAAAGATAAACTCCAATTTATGATGGATAATGGCCTTATGGATAAGAAAGAATTGTATAGACATTTCAATAAAGATATTACTAATGAAGAGATAGAGATGAGATTACAAGAACTAGAACCAGAGGTGGAAGAAGAACCAACACCTCAATCACCATTATTAACGGCATTACGTGGATAAAGAAAAAATAGCAGAACAATTTGCACAAGCTTTACAAAAAGCTCAAGCTCAAATGGTTGAGGATATTCTAGATCTACAAAGAACATTAACTAGATCAGAGTTTATATCATTAATTAGCACCTTAGATGTTGATGATTATATCTTTAATAAAGTTGGATTGCAGAAGGATTTAAATAAGTATATATCATCCTATCAAGCTGTATTAAGTGGCATGGAGTTTACAGGAGCAGTAACAGAGGAAACATTGTTGGCATTGGTTCGATTGGATGAAGCAACCTTTAGAAATCAGATTGGTTTAATGGGTGAGCAAGTAATAGATGAGGCTGTAAAAGGCATCATAGGAGGCAAAACTGAAAGAGAGATTGCACAAGGTATGTTAGATAGAGGTTTAAAAGATTATGAAGCTAGAAACTTTGCGAATACAGCCTTAAATACTTTTGAGAGAAATGTAACTGCTGAAATGGCTGTAAATGATCCTCCTAATTCTACTTATGTTTACCAAGGCCCGATAGATCAAAAGACTAGAGACATATGTTTGAAGATGGTTTCATCTGGAAGTCTAACAAGGGATCAGATTGATTCACAGTATCCGGGAGCATTTGTTGATGGTGGAGGATTCTCATGTAGGCATAGGTGGGCAAAAGAAACATCAGTATCTAGAGAGCTTACTGATCCAAAAGAAGCTAAAGATTTTATTGATAATAAAGGTGGATTTAAAAGAACACCATTAACACCTCAACAACAGTTAGAACAACGTGGCTAAAACATTAAGAGATATACCAACATTTACCAAACAATTCTGGAAAGGAGTTGGTGATGAGGTAGCAGATCGAATAAGGGTGCATACTACCAAAGGCGGTAAAGATGTCGAAGGAAAAAAGTTTAAGCCATATAAGACTCATGATCCTTTTTGGTTTACAAAAACAGTAAAAGGTAAAAAGATTAAAGTATATGCAGAAGATTACAAGACAAGAAAATCAAGAGGTGCATTTAAAAGGCAATCATCTACCTCAACAAAAGTTGATTTACAATTAACCGGGGATATGATGAGAAACTTGCAGACTAGAGGATTTACAAAAGATAGCGTTATAGTTGGATGGTCTGGAACAAATGCCCAGAAGATTCAATGGAATGCAGATATGGGAAGAGTAGTTACAAAGTCATCTATGCCTGTAACCAAGGGAACACAAAGATTTATTTTAAAGGAAGTTGATCGGTTTATTGAAAAGAATGCTGAACAAGCAACTAAAAAACCAATCAATTTTAAAATCGGTAAATAAAAGAGGAGACTCAAGATAATGAGCGAGAATATAGTTCAAGATAATGAACAAGAGTTGGTAACTGAAAACCAGAATGAATCAGTATCTAGCAATCAAGATAGTGATTTACTGCGAGAAGTCATGCAGAAGAAAGAACGATTGCAGAAAGCAGAATCTAGAGTTACAGAGCTAGAGAAGAGATTGGAAGAAGATCGCCAAGCACAGTTAGCTGAAAATGATGAATGGAAAATGTTGTACGAAGAAAATAAAGCTAAACTTGATAAGATCACTCCAGAACTCGAATCATATAAAGCTCGTGATAATGTAGAGATTGATAAAATGCTTTCAGACTTCCCAGAAGAAGATAGGGAAGCTTTTAAAGGTATGAGCTATAGTCAAATGAAAGTGGTTCATAATAAATTAATAAATAAACCAAAAAATATTCCGAGTGTTGACAACTCAACTGTTTCTGGTTATCAAGGATACAATTCTTTGACAGAAGCAGCTAGAGATGTGGCCAAAGGTAAATTGGACAAAGGTTCTTATGCGAAAATCAAAGAAGCGTTTGCATCTAGATTCAATTAACCATAATCCAACTACGGGTATGAATACCGGGAATGTGGCATCTGCTATATCAAAAGATGGAGAGCATATCTACGTTTCCAATGGTGAAAAAATACCTTATGAAGATGGATTTAGAATTTGTGTTGGTCAAGAGAAAGTACCATTGTGCAAAGACTTGAGAAGCACATTCAGCCATATCTCTCAAGATCGTTGGGATGCGATATTCGGTAAAAAAGGATAATAGAAATGGCAGCAGGGGATAGTGGTGATTTCAGCGGCGGACTTTTAGAAGTCATCGAATCAGAAGCAGTAATTAAGTTTTCGGAAGCAAATGTAACAATGCCTCTAGTAACTGTAAAAGGTGAACCGAAAGCAGATCAAATAACATTCATAGCATACAATGCTGGATCAGATAAGATCACAAGTGCAGACGTAGCAGCTACAGCAGAAGGAACAGTAACGCCTTCAACTGCATTGGATACAGAAAAAAAGACTTGTACTTTGGATATGTATTCTGTGATGGCTCCAATGTATGATGAAGCAAGATTATCAAATGCTGATGATATTGCAGCTAATACAGGAGCATTAATCGGAAACGCGTTATCAGCTAAAGCAGATGCATTATTGAATTTGCTTTTTGATGGGTTCTCAAACGCTGTTGGTGCTAATAATGCAGCATTATCAGTTGATAATCTATTTGATGCATTGTCTTTATTGAAACAAAATTCTGCGATAGGACAACCAAATGCGGTACTTGATCCTCGTCAAATATGGGGAACTTTTGGAGTGCATAATGACCTAGTAACAGCAGCCCAATTTGCTGGAGCTGGTGTACAAGATGAAGGTGCTAGAACAGGATTTGTAAGTCAGATCGCTGGTATTGGTATGCATTCTTCTTCAGAGTTTACAGTAACTGATAATGATGGTGGAAGTTCTGGAACAGCATCATCTGTTAAAGGTGGTGTATTTGTTCCCGGTGCTTTGGGAATGGGTTATGCTGGTGAGATGTTAAGAGTCGAGATGTATCGTGAAGGTAATTATCTTCGTGATAACATTATTGGTTCTGGTTTCTGGGGAGTTACAGAAATCATAGATGGTTGGGGCGTTGAAGTCCTATCACAAGTAATAGCTTAATTAGCTAGAAATGGGGGAGGGGATTTCGATTCCCTCCCTAACTCTTAAAGGATAATAAGATGGCATTAGGTACAAAAAAAAGTTTTAACACAATCATGAGAGAATATTTCAGTGATGTAGCTGGAATAACATCTGGATCAAAAAGTTTGAATGATTCAATACGTTCTGGTTTGGTTGCTTTAGGATTTTCTGGATCATTGGGTAAGATGTTAAAAGAGTGGGCAAATAGTCAAGGTGGATCTGGTACAAGTGTTAATTCAGCTTTAAGAGCAGCCTTTGCTGATATGGTAGGTGAAACCGGGGTGAGTGTTGGTTCAATGTCAGATGAGTATATGGGTAAAATACAATGGGAGAATATGTTAACAAAATTTGAAGATGAAGATAGAAAGTGGAACTTCATCGATTAATAACCGCACAGAAAGCTGTGCAAAATAATCTCATGGAAAGGGGATAATATGGCAAGTTTAACAGGATCAAGTATAGCGAGTACCTATAAAGATTTATTACAGGTATCTAATTCAAATAGTGGTATAGATGGAACTGCAAGAGTTGTATCAGATGGAGAAGATACTGCATCAAAATTATTTTTGGATACAAACAGAGTTGGAGTAGGAATTGCACCAACAGATGGAACTCTTCATGTGCATACTGCTACTGCTGGAAGTGTTGATGCTCCTTCAGTATCTAATGATTTAATTGTAGAAAATAACGACAATGCTGGCATAACAATTTTAACCCCAGATGATAAAATGGGAACAATTGGCTTTGGTAGTCCTTCAGATTCTATAGCTGGTATGGTTAGATATGATGAAACCAACAAAACTATGATTTTTGGTACAGTTGAAGATACAAGTGCTGGGAATATAAAATTTATTACAGCTAATGAAGTTACTGCACTAACCATAGACTCAAGTCAAAATGCTACATTTTCTGGAAATTTAACTGTTACAACAGGAATAAACTTCCCAGATGATGCTTCTGCAAGTCCAAGTTCAGATGTAAACACTTTGGATAACTACGAAGAAGGAGTATTTGAAGTTGCAGTTACAGGCGGAACAAGTGGTAGCTGGTCAACTTCTTCGAGTGGAGGATATTTAAATTATGTTAAAATTGGGAAATTATGTCATATTTCTGGTTATATTGAAGTAGACACAGATAATAGTGCGAGTGGTCTTGTAAAAATCACACTTCCATTTACATCGGCAACTGGATTAACTGAAGCGTCTGATTTACAATGGGGAAGTGCTTCGGTTGCTGATGGTGGTACTACACTTAATGCTGTTGTGAGCGGTGCATATATCCCTGAAAATCAAGCTTATTTCCACCTTTACCATGTGACAGATGCTGGAGCATATACTTATTATTCAGATTCAAATTTAGATGCTGTTTGGGTAGCAAGAGTTGGTTTTACTTACCGAACAAATAATTAAAAATTTTAATTGGATAATTAAATGGAAATAAAAATAGGAGTCAGAAATGGCGTTAACTAAACAATCAACTTTTGATTATGAGGTCAGAGGTGAATTTAAAGTAATTCAAGTCAGAGAAAGAGTATCAATTTTAGAAGATGGGAAAGAGATTAGCTATAAATACATACGAAAAACTCTAGAGCCTACTGCTGATGTATCTAGTGAGTCAGATGAAATTAAAAAAATAACTAATTCATTATGGACAGATGATGTAAAAAAAGCTTACGAAGATAGTATAAAAGAAGATTAATTAACAAGCAAGGAGCTAAGCGTGGCAAAAAAAGAAAACAAACCACAAGAACAGATAATCACTCTTTTTGATAAAGAGTATAAAGAATCAGAGTTATCTGATGAGCAAAAGTTAATGATTAACCATTGCTCAGATTTAGATCGAAAAATACAATCTTCTGAATTTAATCTTCAGCAATTAAGGTTCGGCAAACAGGCTTTCTTAGATGCTCTGAAAGCGAGTATTGAAAAAGATGAACAACAAGATCAAGAAACTAAATAGCGGAGATTTTATCGTACTTCATGAAAATACTAATACGTCTTATGATATTCCTGTGGTTTACAGGATGCACCAATCAAGGTTGGATAATCGCAAACCTACCACTAGCTCCAGAGGATTCTGTTTCAAATTCGGTTTTTATCGAGATAATGGATGCTGATTCTGTGGTTCATTGGTTTCATGGCCGTATCAGCGATGATAGTAATTGGTGTTATAAGCATCAAAGATTGGAAGAGGTAAAGATACAATAGTGGATACTATGACAATATTAGAGGCTTATGGAGAGCTTGGAGTAATTGGAATTTGTATGCTTCTTTTTGGGTTTATGATTACAAATCTTATAAAAGAAAACAAATCACAAACTGAGCATATTGATGAAATACAACAAGCTCTTTCTAGTATGAAATCAGAGCTAAGTAATACGATGAATATTTGTGTAAAGCTGATTGATTCTGTTAATGGTTTTAAAGGAAGTATTAACGATAAGCTAGATCGGAGGCATGAGGCTTTGATGAAAGATGTAGATGATCTAAGTGATAAAATTAGTTATATGTCTGGAAGATTAAATGGTGGAGGAAAGCATTAGTGGATAGCATTAGAATAGCAGCAATCTCATTTGGTAATTATGCAATCGGTTTGTCTCATATCCATGAGTTACTCCAGATCGTAGTAGCATCATTATCAATCATTTATTTAATTATGAATATAAAAGGGAAAAAATAATGGGAAAGAAAGTATTAAAATGGTTGAAGGAACTATTTAAACAAGTTCTTGAAGGTCAAGTAAAAGTATTGCAATCAGATGCCTTTGAAAACAAGATAGCAGAAAAGATAGCAAGTAAGTTTCCAGATAAACCGGGTTTTGGTGATAAGGAACAAAAAGAGATGGCTAAAGAAATTGTTGATATGGTAACTGATGAACTTGCAGAAGCATTAAAAATGGAAAAAGACTAATGCCTTATCATTATGGTAAAACAAAAAAGAAGCGGTCTAAAAAACCGAAAATAAAGAGAAAATTAAAAAAGCGATACTAAATATGCCTATGCCTCCAAAGAGTGTACAAAATGTTGCTAGAAAAGCATTGGAAAGAAGAAGGGAACTTCCTCCTTCTAGAAGAGGTGGAACTGCTGTTGGAGTTGCTAGAGCAAGATCATTAGCAAATGGCCAGAATATACCTATGGAGACAATTAAAAGGATGACATCTTTTTTTGCAAGGCATGATACACCAGCGGAAAGAAGAAACCGAAGGAATGATAAAAACAGCAAGGCATCAGTAGCTTGGGATCTATGGGGAGGTAATCCCGGAAGAAGGTGGGCGGAGTCAATAGCTAGGAGGTTAGGATAATGTACAAATTTGGTAAAAGATCAAGAGAAAGATTGAAAGGCGTAGACCATCGGATCATTATGATATTAGATGAATTAATTAAAATTATGGATGTTACTATCATTGAAGGTTTGCGATCTGCTAAAAGACAAGAGCAATTATTAAAAAAAGGTGCGACAAAAGTTAAGTATTCTAAGCACATGGAAGGGAAGGCTGTTGATTTAGCTCCATATCCGATTGATTGGGAAGATAGAGATACGTTTTATTATATGGGAGGAATGATTAGAGGAATAGCTAAACAGTTAGAAATAAATGTTCGCTATGGTGGAGATTGGGATGGAGATGGTAACACCAAAGATAATTCCTTTGATGACTTAGTTCATTTTGAGTTGCTTGATTAATGTTTTCATACTGTACAATAAAAGAAAAAAAATGCG